TTTAAATGTGTAATCTTCATCGTAATATTCAATTGTTTCATTTACACCACTACCACTAACAACTTTGAATACTACTTTATAGAAACGTTCTGGTTGAAGTGTCCCAGTTCTAAGCTTAAAGAAATTGCCAGTTGAGTCACAACTTAATTTTGATCCAGAACCGAAGGGAACAATAACATCAGTAGTTTTGCTATCAACAATAGAATAAAAACTAGAAGCACTCGGTAAATAATTCACATCTAAAAATACGGATGAAGTTGAAAAAGTTCGTGTTGGAAAACGTTCTCTTCCATATACTCTAATTTTTGTTAATGATCCTTGCTTGTACTCCTGTCTAAAGCTTGACATATAAAGATGAACCTTGCCAAGTTCATCAACAGATAGTGCTGAAAGAGATCCCGTCGTCCAAGTTGCATCATCCCAGACAACTTCTAGTTTGGGAGGAAAAATTGTATGTGTGTCGGAAGAAAAAAACTTAAAAATACCATACCGTGTATCACTCGTTTCTTCAGTGTCTGTTCGCTTAATTAAAAAGCCTTCATTAGATGCAGAGCCAACAAGCCAATTATTAACAATATCTGTGACATTCATTCTCATGTCAGTTTGATCATCTTTATTGAATGACTGTGAACCAGAATATCCAGAGCCAGAAAAATATGTAGCGCCCCAAAGTGTTGAAGAGCTATCCCATTCAATCGATTCAGTCGCTTCAGTTCTATATCGCCAGCTTACACCGTCTTCTGTTTGTGGGTTGTCTGATTGTCTACCACTTCCCTCAGTCCAGCTTTGTGATACAGCGTATGTATACAATGACTGAGACCTTTGTAGCTCCACAGAACCAGCATCATAAAGGTTGAGATAATATGACGCGTCTGATCCTATTGTACCATCTGAGATACTTTCTGATATCGCAGTGATGGGGAAGCTAATAAGGGCCCTAGATATTGTACCTATCGCACTAGAGTCAACCTGAAATTTCTTGCCTACTTCTAGTATTTCATCTAGGCCAGTATTTCTTACGCTAGATGTGCTTTCTATATCAGCGCCTCTTAGAATAGTTGCATCTTTATCTGCATTAACAAAATAATGGGCCATTAATAATCTCCTAAAACTTTACCAACAATATCTACGTCTGGTTTCTTAATTTCAAAAATTGACGGATCAAGTGAAGGATAAACTACACCATTCGTTGTTGCAGCATTTATATCGTAAATGTTCCCAGAATATCCTGCTGTAGATAAAAATTTATTTTCAATAATAATAATATCCCCATTTGGATTATTATTTTGAGGCGGCACAACACTATTAACACCCTCAACAAGTGAAATCTCATAAGCAATATCTGACAAGATAATTGGCTGGTTAATTTGCCACTTATCAACATCAAAATATTCTTTCACCTTCTGAATTGCCTTAAGAATAACTTCTTGTTTATTCACACCCTTCTTAGTGTACAGAGAAAATCTAACACCTACATTTATCACGTACCCATCTTTTAGATTGATAGCATCAGTTAGAATCCTATAGGGACCTAAGTACGTTCTTATATTTCTTTTTGTTGCTTCATTTACTTTTGTTAGCTTCTTTTCATTATCATATCCCAATACATAAAAATTAAGTGCCATTGGATTAGGAACCCTGACTTGTAATTTGGACATTTGAATCTCACCATCATGCTCGTCTAGAACGTCTTGTGTAATGACTTGATTTTCCATTACATTTTTTCCAGAATTTAACTGGTCATCTTGAGTAATAAATACTTTAGCTATGTTACCATACTTTGAGGGTAAGCTGTATACTCTTGTAATATAATCTTCTTTTGATACTGTTCTATTCTGTGCCTGGAAATATTGCTTTGCATTTTCTTTTATTTCGTTTATTGATTCTTCACCCCTACCACCAGTTGCTGGTACTGAATTATTGAATGCAATAGAATTTTTTGACTCATCAAGTAGCGTTGTATCTAACCCAGAAGAATTTATTGCCAGTGACAGTTCATGTTTATTGATAATAGAGTTAGCCGGTACATTGTCATCAACACCACCGCCGTAAGAATACTTAATAATTAATGATGTACTGCCAGGTGCCTTGCCATAAACAGCAGTATCCAAAAAGTTTGCAGGATCTAGCGCAGAATTAGAATTTAAAAAGTTAGTATTAGTAAAGCTGTTTCCAACTGTAGAGGGATTTGGGATGATTTCATCATCTTCACCTGAAGAAGTTCCTGATCCAAATGATAGTTGTGTTTCACCAGTATGTTTAACTCTAGTTTTAAATCTATTTTTCGTCCTAATCATCTTCATAAGATAGGGTGTTGTTTCATTATACGCTGCTAAATTTGGATCAAATTCTGCATCATTTACAATTTCATCAAAAATAAGATCTTGTGCTAATGATTCTACTTCATACCATTTGTTCCCATCTGAGTCTGTAACAGAGATTATCTCTAATACATTTTTATTACCAAGCGTAATTGAGTCGTATGCTTTGGGTGTCCCAAAATCAAATTTTTCTATTGTAATCTCTCCACTAACAGCTCGTGCTTTCTTTTTTAATAAAAATTTTGTTGGTGTGTTATCATCATCAATTTCGTATATTGATACTGTGACAGGATCTAGAGAACCAGACGTCTGGAAATTAACCTCATCAATCATTCTAAATGCTGTACTAAAAGTATCTGCTCCTATTGCTGATCCTTGCTTAACTCTATACCCATAGGAATAGTCTGGAGTGACATTATCTCCTGTACCTGCAGCAGGAACTGTTTGATACACATCAAGTGTGACAGAAGATGGTGAAGAAATCGTGGGCCTATATCCATAAGATTGTGCAATGTCAAAGACGGTCTTCCTTTCTTCAGCATACACGAGTAATGATTCTCTAAATTGTTCATCAATGTAAAATGATAAAACGTCACCCACGTATGAAGCCATCTCTATAAACATCATGCCAGGTGATGATTCATTAAAGTCTGCATACGACTGTGGGAAATATGTTTTTGCAAATTCTACTAAGTCACTTCTAAAACCCGTAAAGCTTTTATTTAAAAAGCTAACTTCTTTTGGTCTTTCTTTTAATGTTGCCATTTTAAATTCCAGGTTGTTGTAAATTTAATGTTAAAGATTCCATTGCATTAGGATCTGTCTCTATAGAAAACGTCAATGAAACTTCTAAAAAATTAGAATTTTGATCTGCATCTATTTGAATACCCTTCAATAAAACGTGTGGTAGCCAAGCAGATATTGCATCTCTAATTGAAGAATCAATCTTGCTTGATAGTTCATCATCAAACGGCTCGAAAAGAATGTTAAATAAATCACTTCCAAATTCTGGTTGACCTACTCTTTCACCCTTAACAGTGAGTAATAAATTCTTTAAATTAGATTTTGTTTGTTCTAAGAGAGTAGATGACTGCTTGAAATACCCGTTTGCTCCCAACCTTATCGGTAAGACAACCCCAATCTTCGAATCAGGATCTTTATCTCTTGCTCTCGTAGATGACGTTCTTGGGTTTTCTAGCGCCATTATTTAATACTTCCTTTTAATTTTGATAATTTTTTTGCTGATGCTAAACTGATAGGTTGAAATAGACCACCCATTTGTATTGCTCGCGCCCTTGTAGTTAAATATCTTAAACCTCTATTTGTTGTAACAATACCAATTTCAAGTTGTGTATCAAAATTTCTAATATCACTCACAATAGTTGACACATCCACTCCGTTACTTATATTTGCAAATTGATCTGCAATCATATTCAGCAATGGGCCAAAACTATCTTTTTCAAATGGTGGAACACCACTACTTGCCCCCATATCAACTTCTGCATGAACTATATAATCATGAATAGCTTCAGCTTCTTTTGTTGATATTTTAACATTTTCTTTGTACTCTTTGATTTTTGCTTTAGTTTTGAGAAACTTATTCATGTTAGTTTTCTCATGTTTTAAGTCTGCTAAGTTACGTACTAATCTACGAATGTCGAGAGCCATGTGTTTCCTTTATTTTTTTAATTACATCTGAATAGTTCTTGTTAAGGGCTTTTTTCAAAAAGTCTGGTGAATCTGAAGGTGCTCTACTGACAGGTTGACTACCTAATCCACCAGGCGCACTTTTTGAAGTAAATGCTTGACCACCCATCACAGGATAACTACTAACTCCGCTTCCATCTGATATTCCACCTGTTGTGTTGTTTAATATCTCATTAAGCACTGGATCTTTTGTATATTGTATAGTTTCCCTTGTTGGTTCACTACTTTGATAAACCTCTTCATCAAGATAGGTTTCTTTCAATGATGCACTCTCATCATTTTTCTCAGCAGGTTTATCTGCCAACATAGCCTTTAGCTGGTTTTCTACTTCTTCTTTGACCATCCTTTTAAGGATTGTCGCTATTTTCGATTTAGACTTCTTCATAATACTACTCCTTTTCACTCACTAAAATTATTTACTTTTTCAAAATCATCTATCCTAACCATACAATTACTTAAATCTAGTATTTGATCATTAAGTAATGCTTGAAACTCTTCACCAGAAATTACAGCATTTTCAGAATTACCCGACGCTCCTGCTGAATCAACTGTATAACCTTCTGCGGGAATTGTGTACGGAGTGTTTTGTGTACCTGTAAAGATATTGCCGTCACTGTCAATTACAGATCCTTCAAAAACTTTGTCACCTTCATTCAAAGTTAGTCCTGGCCTTAAGTACAAAATATCATCATCATCAATACCTATAGATAAATCTTCAAGGATTCTTCCAGGGATTCTTCCAGGGAGGACACCAGATCCATCACTACTTCCTAAATCTCCTTTTCGTCTATCCATATACACACCACCAAGTGCTTCACATTCTGATTTTGATAAACCTGCGTCCATGCCTCTATTGAATGCACATTTTGCCAAAATACCTTGAAGTACAGCGATTAATTGTGGAATCATTACTGATGTATTAGTAATGTTTTTATACATCACATCAAGCATAATTTCCACACCTGAAATGACTTGTTTTAAAAAGACATAGGGCTGGACTGCTTTGAGTACACCAAACAAAAATTCTATTAACTTAATCACTTTCTTGATTGTCTGTATTAGCGTCCTTATTGCTTGCACTAATTTTTTAATCTTGGCAAGGATCAGTTGAGCCTCTGCTAAAAGTTCCATCAATTTTCTTGCGTCTGGAACATATTTACATGCTTCATCCTCATCAACTTCTACTAATCTTACTAAGTTTTGTGTCTTTGCCATAAACTTAGACTGTAATGCAGATACTTCATTAATTTTTTCTTGAATTGGTACCCACCACGTCATATCTAGTGATGGAATATCATAGTCAATATCAAGTTCTGGTATGAGATCACGTAATTTTGATTCTTTTGGTGACCCTTTTCCAAACAATTCTTGTAAACTACAAAATGCTTCATCATCATCTCCTCCACCGGGTGAAATAATTGCTCCCTCACTACCCACATTAAATCCAGATGTGTTAATCCTAGCAGGCGCAAATATTATACTACCATCAGAGCTTACTGCAGTACCATTCACTAAAATATCACCCTGATTTAAACTAGACCCTGCAGCAAATATTCTTACTTCACCACCGTAACCCGAATGTATTACTACTGCAGAATCACTACATATTTCAAATCCCGCTTCAGTAATAAATGTAACAGCATATATTTTTGTTCCAACTGGATTAAGGCTTTCACCATTAACAAGATCATCTGCATCAATACCATAAATCTCTGATGCAAGCCTATCCTTCATTATAACATCATCAGATCGTGCGGGTAAAGTTTTGCTTAAAGTAACTTTGATTGCACAGCCTTCAATTAACTGATCTCCCATTAGAAGTTTAGCACCCTTTGGAAGACTTCTTTTCATCGATGTTATATTATCACAATTTATATTAGACATTTTATTTTATTGATCTTGATACTTTAACATGGTTACTTAGAAACTCAGTTTTCAAAGACTCTTCAGTGATTTCACCCATAGCAGCTTTTAATCCACCTGCTGCTCCTTGCATTCCTGGGATGGGTACAGCAGCGCCAAAATTACCCACACCCACAGACCCTTCAAGGTTTCCGCCTAATTTTTCTAATTCTTTAACCATACGAAATAAAAATTTTACCAAACTTTCCCCCATTACAGCAGACTCAAGTTTAGTTTTGTTATCAGAAATCACATCACCCAAGCAAACCATTTTACCTACAATATTGACATTATTTTTTGCAACTAAGTTTAAATGCTTACCTGTATATATATTGAAGTTTTGAATTTTTGTATTAAGTGTGATGCTGTCAGCATCTAATATAATTTGCTTTCCACTAAATTGTTGAGGTGTTACTTCTTTATTTACAATACGTGCAGGAATCAAATTAACAGACTCATTTTTTGTCATATAGAACGATGTTGCATCATTAGCAATATTTTCTGCAAGTGGTATGCCTGCCAACTGTGAATTCTCGTTTTCATTTGCTATCCGAATCTTAACTACAGAATCACTGTCAGAATCGTGTGTGCGTCCAATCCTTAATGATTGATTGTATCTACCGTCTATGGACCAATCACCAGCCTGAACTTTAACAGGTCTCCATAATGGATCACTAATAAATCCATTTTGTCGTTCTTTAATTATATTATAATTACTTTTTCTTTGAATACCACCATCCAATGTAATGCCCATGTGAACATTATGATTTGGACTTCTTTTTATATTGATAGTATTTACATAATAAGTTGTTGCACCGAAATTAATTATATTAACCAACTCACCTACAATTGGTACGCTTTTAACTTGGGGATCAATTGGGAAGGCCCACTTACTTTTTCCTTGTATATCGAAAGGAATATCACCTATGTCAACTAATATAGCACCAATATAGCTTCTATTGAAACCAGACTTAAGTGCAAGATCATCTTCATTATAAATAGCATCCTTAACTTCAGCAACTATTGTTTGAATAGAAATTGTTGCCAAGGATTTGGCAACATACTCTGAAATATCTCTAACTCTCTTCTCAGTGGGGATTTGATCTTGTAATGTAAGATCAGGCAAATCATAGATACTTTCCAATACAACAGTGTTCTTGGGCATCTAAATCTCCTTGATCCCCAAGGTTAAGTCATCAATATCATTTTGGATTTTTTCTGATTCAGAATGAATTTTAGATAAAATATCTTCCTTCTCTTTATCAGACAGACCAAACTCATTAACATCTACCTTTGCTTCAGTCTGTAGCACGCGCTGAACAACAGCAGTTAATTTAACCATCAACTCATCATTGCGAATGTTAGCTTCCATAAAACTCGCAATCATTGGAAATAGTTGTATTGCACTGTTAGGATCTTTAATGAAGACCATCATCTCCTGCATCAAAGATTCTATTTGAATTTTGTTCCGAGATGAGTTATTCTCAATTTTTTCAAATAAATCAGCAAGGGTCGTCCCTTTAAACACTTTATAATCATTAGACATAGTAACGTATCCTTTGATTATAAATATAGAGAAACTCTAAAACATGTGAATAGAACTTGATGATCTTGTCACGTTTATTTTTCCTTTAGTTTTCCACTGTTTTTCTAAGTTTCCGTAGTGTTTTTTCATTACATTTAAAACTTTTGTTATATGTTGTGTTTCTGCGCCAGAGATCTCTCTTAAGAGGATATACAATGCCTTCTTATTGAAAATCTCAATCGAGTTA